CCGGGTAAGGGTCACCTGTCCCGGGCCGTCGCAATGAAGCTCGCCGCCCTTTTTGCATTCAGTCAACATCGTGCGTTCAAGCTGGATCAGAAGACTACGGTCGCAACGTGCCGAAGGGTCGTACATTACGCCCATCACCACGCCGTCCGTTGCGACCATGAACGCCCCGCCTTGCGGGGCCGCCTCAATCCACACCCCGTGGATTTGAGGGCGGTGCTGTGTGTGTTTGGCAAAAATATCCATCTGCCAAAGTTTCAGTGCGTCAATTTTAGTCATTTTGCTCGATCCTTTTGTCTGCTCTGTTGGTGGGTTTAGTATACGAACGCTGGTCGCACCTGTCAACACCTTTATCCGTCTTCCATCTTTGCGCGGGAGAGAGTGACGCGGGCGAATGCCTGGAGCATGTAAGCCTCACAGCCTTCACTGTCGGCTATTGCCCCAAGGGCGTCCATCAGCTCAGCATTTCGCGCTTCAAGCTCTCTTGCGTATGCAAGGATGTCGGGAAGACCGGCAATTGCAAAGGCGTTGGCCTGCATCTGAGCCTTGCTTATAACCCTAGTTTTGCCGCCTTTCTCAAGGTCAGTCTGAACGTGGGCGACAAATCGCCAGTCTTCTACACGGTCCCCAATTGTAATTGAGAGATAGTCCACGAAAGGGTCTTCCACTTCCCAAGGTCCGGGCGTGATGCCTTCGTATTTAGAAAGGTCAGTCATTGGTGTCCTCGCGCGCTTGGTACTTCGCGTCGATTTCAGCGACGCGCTTTTCCCAGGCATCTATGTTCTTCTGCCCACGCAGGCGAAGCGCGAAATAGGCCCTTTTGCCTGCGTCGTTAACGAGCGGTGCGCCATTCGGAAACAACGAGGTCGGAATGAGCGCGGCGTACTTCTTGTTTTTGACGAACTCGCGCGCCTCAACGGCGTAGACGTAGTTAAAAATACTCTCAATGTTCTCGACCATCTCTGTTACTCCTTTTGTCTGCTCGGTTGATGCGACCAGTATACGAACAATGGTCGCATCTGTCAACTACTATTTTTAAGCGCCCGGCGAGCGGCTTCCCGGCGGCTCGGTTCCCTCATCTTTTGTTCGCGGGCGGCACTCTTCGCGCACGCCACACACCCGCCGCTTGACGCGTACCGTGGGGACGTGTGGCCGTTCCGGCACGGCAGCCCCGTAAAGTAAAGGCTCACCCCGTGACGTAGCGCCTCACCCCGCGAGGGCGGGTGCTCCCCCGTGAGATGGGGGGCCTGCGGGGGCGGGCTTTTCAGGGGGCGGCGCTCCGCCAGGCAATCCACACATCCATGCGTAGATGTGTAGCGGGGGGCCACATGACCGCGCTTACAAGGGCGTCCGGTGAAATATTTGTCCTTAACGAGATCTAAAGCCTCCGCCCGAGAGCGCGGCCATAAATTTGCCAAAGCGTGGTTAAGGGGTTTTTCACACTCCATACAGGCCCCGCCGTCAGTGCGGCGAGGTGAAAAATGCCCCTTAGAGCACGGTCGGCCCGTGAAGTAGACAGGCTCACCTGCCCGTTTTGCGCCGTTTCTTGAGGAATTTAACATAATGTCTCCTTTTTCAACATGCATATATTCCGTACGTGGGGATTTAGATTACAGTAAGGGGTTAAGGGTAAAAAGAAAAGGTATAACCTTAATGTAATCTAAATCTATGTAGCCTGAATAAATGCATGTTGAACTTGCGCTTGAAAAAACGCGTGGCTATTGTCGGGCTGTAATTAACAATGAGGAATTAAGAGCATGGCCGCTCCGCCCGGTAATCAATTTTGGAAGGCCCGCGCTACGCACGGGAGGCCCCCCATATTTTCAAGCGCAGACGCGCTATGGGAGGCGTGCTGTGAATACTTTCAATGGGTTGACGATCACCCGTTATGGGAGATGCGGGCTTTCGCTTATAAAGGTGTGGTCGTTCAAGAGCCCGTCGCCAAGATGCGGGCCATGACGCTCATGGGGCTTTACACATTTTTGGGCATTAATTCTATGACGTGGCGCTCGTGGCGTACGGTGGATGACTTTGCCTACGTAGTTGAAACCGTTGAAAATATAATCCGCGAACAGAAGTTTTCCGGCGCGGCTGCGGACCTTCTCAATGCGAACATTATTTCCCGCGACCTGGGGCTTGCTGAAAAAACGGAGCACGACCATCGAAGCGGCGACGGCTCCATGAGCCCAACGCGCATTGAGATTGTGGCACCGGATGCAGACGGCAAGAGTTGAACTACCTCCGAAGCTAATCCCGGTATTCTCGCCGCCCCGGGGCTCGCTCCGATACCGGTGGGCGCGCGGTGGGCGCGGCGGGGGGAAGTCTTTCAGCGTAGCGCTCATGGC